TGCGCGTTTGCGAGCATGGCGAGCAGCGCCGCCGTGTGGTCCCACTGGTCACGCGCGCGTCCTTCCGCCATCAGGCAGAGCTCGCGGAGGGTGAGTCCGTGAGGATCGACACCGACTGCTCCGGCGAGATGCCAGATGAATCGCCATGCGCCACGAGACGGGAGTTCACCGCCTGCGCGACCCTCGACTCGAGAGTGCTGTCCATGCTGTCCCGCGCTTTCTCCAGCATGGCCGACATCTGGTCGACGGCCCGTCTCAGCCTCTTCCGATCGCGCGGGTTCGGGCAAAAAGAAATGAAGGCCTCCGTGAACGCCTCGGACGCCGCGTGTAGCGCGTCGCCGCCAAGACCACGGCCGAACTCCTCGTCGGTGAGACCGGCACGGTCGGCTTCCGGCTTGCAGAGGACGTAGAGGATGTCGACGAAGACGACCGGGTCCCGCGTGATGGGATCGAGGCCCTTGCCGTCGAGGCCGCTGAGGATGTCGATGCCAAGCAGCGACCGCACGCGCTTGATGCCCGCGATATCGATCGCGACCTCCCACGTGCGTCCTGCGTTGTCACGGAATTTCTGCATGGCTTCCTTCTCGCGAGTTGCGGGTGGTTGCGTCAGCTCTCGACGGTGGTCACGGAGCTCCCGGCGTGCCAGGTCGGCGAGCGGGTGGAGAGCGTGGGCTTCGCGGTCACCTTCACGACGATCGCCTCGTCGAGCGGCTCCTCGCGGGTGAACTTCGTCACCATGAAGTCGGCGTCGAGTCCCTGTCCGCCAGTCGCGGCGTCGAGGATCAGGAGCGAGATCGCGGTGTTGTTGAAGTAGCTGTTCTTGATGGCGGTGAACCCGGCGTCGGCCGTGTCCCAGACCATCTCGAACTCGACGCTTGCGTCCTTGAGCGTGGCGACGGTCGCCTTCCAGCCGCCGTTGCCGCGGGTGGTGACGTCCGCCTCGCCCTTCTCGAGGTTGAGCGTGACGTTGCGGACGCTCGCGAGCGCCGTGTTCGCGGTGGTTCCCGCGGTGCCGTACTTGAGGACGGCGTCCATTCCGAGCTTGTAGGCCATGGTTGGTGTCCCTTCTCCCGTACCGACAGAGTGGCCCGGTCAGGCGTGGCTCCGAAGCCTCGCCTGGACGACGCCGGTGTAGACGCGAAGATTGGCCGCGTGGTCCTCGCTCATGAGCGGGTCGATTCGCGTCTCGACGCAGCACCACGGGGGCGGCCCGGCGAGACGCACGCCAGCGAGCAGGTCAGCGACTGCCTCGACGGCGGCAACGCCCGCGGTGAAAGCGGTCTCGTCTGCTCCCTCGACCTTCTTCTGGACGGCGACCTCGATGAGATGGTCGACTTGGCCGACGCCGCCTCGTGTCGAAAGCGTGCGCTCGATGCCGCGCGGCATGACGGTCAGGGTGAGCGACGAGAGCTGTTCGCGCTCACGGTACGGCAGGAAGGCGCGCACGACGGTCTTCGACTCGCCGAGGTCGGCGGCGTCGAGCGCAGCGACAATGCTGTCGGCGGTCGCAGCGATTCCCACTACGGGGTCCTCTCGCCGCGGCGGTCGACATCGAACCTGTCGAGTCGCGCGACGATCTCGTCGAGGCGCTTCGCGAGCGTCTCCAGGCGCGCGCCCTGCGAGGCGTCAATGATCGCGCCCTGTGCCTGGCTCTTCGCGAGCTCGCCGACGATCTGCCGAAGCTCTGTGACCCGCTCGCCGACGGCGGACATCTCCGCGCTCCATCGGCCTCCCATCCAGAGCAGCCCCGCGAACTGGAGCAGGATCGCCGCAAGCTGCGCGATGCCGAGGATGTTGCCGAATGAGCGGAGGCTGTTTGATTCGGTGGTCATGCGTTGCCTTGTGGTGACGATCCCGCGAGCTTCGTGTGGATGCGGATCAGGACGCGCGACGAGTCGCACGGACGCCACTCAGGGCTTCCCGCCACCGACACGACCTCGTAGGCCACGTCGCCAGCCGTGCTCGCCTCGGTGATCCGGTCGCCCCGACGCGGAAGAGTCGCGATGCCACCTAGGACGAGCGCATCCATGCGCACGATGTAGTCCCGCGTCTCGAAGCGGAGCATGCCGTGCCCGTCATCGACGTCGAACGAGCTTCGCCCGACGCTCGCCGTGATGGCGACCGAGTCGCCGCCACGCGAGTAGGTCACCGGACGCGACAACTCCGCCGCGAGCTTCCCGGCGATGAACTCCGCCGCCCGTGCCATCAGGTCGGGCATGCGGGTCTCACTGGAAGAGCTTCACGAGCACGGTCGCGTCGGCGTCAGCCGCGGTCTTGACGACCTTGCCGATGAGCTTGTTGCTCGTCGCTGTCGCGGTCGCAAGCTGCGTGCCGCTCGCCCAGTAGACGGTCGTGCCGACGGCAATGCCGGTGCTCGCTCCCGTCGCCTTGGGGAAGGTGAACACACCCTCGACCGCGAGCACGCCGAGCGTGTTCGCAGGGATGTCGCGCACGGCGACACCCACGAGGTCCACCTGCACCACCACCGCGCCTGCAGCCACCGCCGAAGCGGGGGTGTAGTCCACGTACCGTCCATCCTGCACGAAAGTCGCCATGAGCTGGTTCTCCTGAATGCTGTGCCGTTGGTGGACCTAGACGGGCGCTCAGGCGCCCGCCATCTTCACGCCGCCGCGCCAGTCCTGGAGCGCCACGCCGAAGTCGAAGTAGCCGCGCATCTGGACGCCGAGCACGGAGAAGTCGGCCTCCGCCGTCTCGACCGTCGGAACGTCGCGCCCGTTGAGGAACGCGACCTCGATGAGCGGCACATCGGCGGGATTCGCGAGGAGGTACCACGCGGTCGAGCTGTTGCCGGTCAGGGTCGCGTTCGAGAGGTACGCCGAGTAGAGCGTGCGGAACTTGCCCGCATGCGGGTTCGCGGTCGGATACTTCGTGCTCGCGGCCGTGTCGCGGATCTCGGTCGAGTTCATCAGCTGCGCCGCGCGCGCGTTGAGCGCGGTCGGAACGAGAAGGACCGCAGGCGAGACGGCGAGCGGCTGGCCGTCCGCGTCGACCTGGTCGAGGAAGAGCTGCTCGGCCGCCGTGAGCGAGTCGATGCTGAAGGCGGTCGTCGCGCCGGACGCGAAGTTCTTGCGAGGGCTCGTGAAGAACGTGCTGTTTGCGAGGAACGCGCCCCAGAAGACCTGGTTCAGCTTGAGCGCGGCGCCGCGGCCGATGCGGGTCGGGAGCGCGGTCAGCGCGCCGAGGTCATCGTTGATGATGTCCTGCCGCGTGACGGAGAACATCTTGCCGTAGGTCTTCACCTGGTTGGTGAAGCTCTCCTCGCTGACGTCGCCTGCCTTGAGCTCGCCCGCCGGACCGATCTCGTCATAGGCGAACGCGCCGTTGAGGCGGTAGGAAGTGATCTGCTTGAAGTCGCTCACGGAGCGGCTCGAGCTGATCTCGCGCCAGGTGCCTTCGACCGCGGTGAAGCCCGCGAGGAGGAACTTGTTGGCCACGTTCGAGAAGATGCCCGGGAGGGTCAGGTTCGAGAACGCCGCCTGGAGCACGCCTCGCGTATCGCCCTTGATCGAGCGTCCCGTGTGGCCGTTGGCCCATGCGGCCTCGAGCAGGATCTCCTGGAGGCCGATCCCGCGACCGAAGCGGCGGTCGGCTGCGTCGAGCGTCTTCTCGTCGAAGTGCCGCTCGAGGCCCGAGAGTCGGCCAGCCTTGCAGAGCGCGGCCTCGACGACCTCTGGGCCTGCGTCGTTCGCACGGACATGCGCGGCGGGCGCACCGGCGAGCGGGCGAGAAGCCCGCAGCACCTCGAGCTCGGTCCGCGTCGCGTCCCAGCCCTCGGCGATCGCCGTGGCCTCGATCTCGGCGTGCCGCCCGGCGCAAGCCTTGCGAATCGCGCCGATGCGGGCGCTTTCGGCCGCTGCTTCGGCGCGCATCTGCGCCGCGATCGAGTTGGTTTCGGCGGCGGGAGCCGCGGCCTGTGCGACGTTCTCAACTTCGGACATCGTGTGTTCCTCTGCGTTTCCTGCGGCCGCGGCCGCGATGCGTGCTTCCGTGTCGTCGTCGGCGCCAAGCGCGACGAAGCTGACCTCACCCAGTACCGACCGACGCACGATCGAGACCGGACCTTCGAAGGTCCGGCCGTTCGCGATCGCCGTGCGCCCCTTCGGGACCTGCTCCGTCTCGGTGGCGTAGGCGCCGACAGATGCCTGCCATGGGAATCCATTCATGCCCGCCTCGACGATCTCGCGGGCGACCGGTCCGGCTCCGCTCACGATTCCCGCGACCCGGAGCACGCCGTCGACGACCGACACGCTGTCGGTGTGGCCGACGATGAGCGACGGGTTGTGATCCTTCAGGATCGGCCGTGGCTTGGAGCTCCAGGCGATGCCCGAGAGGTCGAGCACGGTCGGGTGACGCCAGCCCCGGAGCGTCATCGCGCCGCCGGTGTAGGCGCTCATCGCGAACCGGCGGAGAGTGGGAGCCGAAGGTTCGGCGGTGGCGTCGGGCGCGGAATCCGCGGCGAGCATCTCGACCGTCGCGGACATCGCGAGCGCGACGGGGCGCGAGGGGTGCGGGGCTTCAGGCGTCTTGGTCGTCATTCGTGTCCTCGTCGGAGGGGCCATCGACAGGCTGATCGTTCCGCGTGGGGGCGGTGTCTCCTGCAGGTACCGACGGGGCCACGGTGATGCCGAGCTCCTCCATGAGCGCAAGCTCTCTCGCGCGCTGGCGCAGCTCGGCCTCCCAGTCCTTGCCCTGCCGGGCGAACTCGCTTGCGAGCGTCGTGGTGTGGTTGGCGAGGCGCGTCGCTTGCGCGGATGCCTCCTTCGCCGGGTCGACGTGCTCGGTGCCATCCCAGAACCACTGGTGCGGCAGCGACTCGAGCACGCGCACGCGCGGGGGGACGAGAGACTCGATGAGCTTCGCCTCGTCGAACCACTCCGCGAGCACGCGGTCGAGCACCGTCCGGGCCATATGCGCCTGGTCGATGCGGATCGCCTTGAAGTAGGTCTGGTGGTCGAGCCGCCCGCTTGCGTAGTTGTAGCCCGAGCTGTTTCCGGCCGCGACGTTGAACGGCATGTTCAGGCAGCGGGCGATCTCGTTCAGGATCTCCCGCTTGAACTCGCCGTAGGAGGTCGTCGGCTGCTCGGGCTTGACCTGCGACATCTTCCAGCCTGCCGGAAGCGTCAGCAGCGAGTTCGCCTCGAGCTCGATCGTGTCCATGGGCTCGACCGGGTCGGCCTCGCCGTTGGCGGGAGCGTCTGTCTCGACGGTGCCCGCGAAGTTCGCCGCGGTCTCGGCGGCCGAGAGGACTGCGATCGTGTAGCGCCTGAGCTGTGCGAAGAGCGGGAGCGCGGGCACGAGGTCGGGAATGCCGCG